GGTACTGATAGGTCGGAAGGGCTCTCCCGGACATAAAGTCCTCAATAGCTTACTCTCATTAGTCATGATAGATTTCTCACTATGATAATCAACGTCCTATATACAAAAGTGGACTATACCATAGCGTAGACAAGGGTAATCAACCCCGCACTACTGCACCACAAACTAAACCTTCCGCGATGTTAAAAGAATTAATCTAATAACACCTCAGCTTATAACATCCCAAACTCTTCAACCATCCGAGATACGGAACCTCATTTCTACCAAAATACGGTATCGGAGGTTTCCAGGTATCACCAACGGTGGTATCGCACGTGGAGAAATCCATACTCAATAATACTTTTGTATCGAGTAGTTCAGCCATGCGAAAAGAATCACAACTTCGTGGAGTATCCCTTAAATATTCACCATTCCACCTAGAAAGCAAACTAGGATTATGTAGATAATACCACATTCTGGTCTTATCGACACCAAGTTCATCCTTTCCCCCCAGATAACCTTGCAGATAACTGCTCAATAGAGGCAACGGGAAGAAATTGAACCTGTCTTGTGTGAAATCGGGGATCTTCTCCCATGGAGCAACGACGACACTTTCCGGAAGAACAGGGTCGATCATAATACGACCCTTCAACTGCTTCCCGTCGCTCCCTAAAAGAGGTAAACCTTGTGGATCCACTAAAAGTTCTCTCTCTGGTATCAGACATTCTTCGGTCTTTTCAAATAAACTAAGTACGTGATTAGGAACAAACAACTTAACGTCTTTAAGAAGGCGATTTAACCTAGAGTTTTTATATTTACTCCAGAAACCTCCTTCAATCCTTAAACACTCCCAAGCTCTAGCTTTATGAATAGGTATAACACTTTTATCTGTGTATTGTTTTAAAACAACCCCATTAAACTCATAAGGAAGACCCAACCCACCTAACTGCTGAGGTAACCAATAAGAAATCGAGTTACCTGAGACAAACTTAGACTTTAGTAAATTATCAAATTCACTAAACCATAAATCTGCAGCGGGCTGAATAGTCTTAGACTTAAAACCGCCTAACCAACCAGAGAGAGAATCCTTCAAGTCAAGAACAGTACGCTCAGAAGACTGAGTACGCGAATCATAAGGTAAGATGAAACCACAGTTAGGAAACGCTATCTTCTTGCATACACCTTTGTGAACAGTAAAAAGCTCTGAATTAATAACGCACCAAGAAGGATTTTTATAAACCTTCCCGACACTTAACTCAAATTGAAGCTTTTCACAAATAAGCTTGTAACGAGAAAGACTATCATCATCAAAGATAGCTAATCCATCATCACCATTCACAAGAAAATTTTGACTTGCCAGATCGATAAAGTCTTCATCACTAGGACAAAGAGCCATACTGATTAAAACCGCATTTACAACACATAGTACAATAAAACTAAGTATAGAGCCCATCAGTTGTGCGTTTTCTTGCAAAAAACAGCCTTTATCACCATAATCCAGCCAATGCTCCACAAGTGACCGTGCACAAAAATAATAAGGAAGATCTAACTCATAACAAATAAATTCGAGCGTCCATTTTGTTAAACTACGATGAAAATTATCAGTAGCTGCTGAATAATCGATACTATAATAAAATTTTCCGGATTCAAAAATCAGCGGAATATCGAAAGTTTCAGCTGGGCGTCCTGTCAACCTAAAAGTTGAATGAGTACTTAATGACTTCCATAAACCCATCTGTGCCCCTTTAAGAATATAACTGTAAGCCGCATCTTCTGCAGTTATAGTCCTAACCTTAAAAGGTTCCAAAAGATGAACAGGTCGTGCCATAGGTGGCGAATGTATTCGACAACACCTATCATTTTCCCTCATAAATTCACAGAATATATCTTTTCTACTGTGCGCATTTACGACCCTAGAGGGACAAACCCGGTCTTCCCAAGCATCGGAAAGTATATCAGCAGTCACTTGAGTAAAAAATTTTTGCTTAAGATCAATAATGGGTAAATCGTACTCATTACCCTTACCATCAATTAGTATGTAAGGATTCTTAACAAAAGGATTGGTTACATCACCTCTCGGCGTATCACCCATCCCTATATTTAGAACATCACCAGCAAAATCCCCATAACTGCACTGAAAACCAACTTCTCCAGCCTGCCCACCCAAACCCTGACCCATAACATAACTAGCGTTTAAACTAGGGGGCCAAAGTTCAGTAGGAAAGTGCTCCTTATGAAATATTTCTTTCACAATAGGCCAGCACCGACTCCGGAAACGATCCTTAAAATCAGGATCAATCTTTCCTGCTACTTTTGTCATGGCTTTGTAGTGCTTCTCACGATTATAAGCGACGAAAGTCGGAGAGACCTTCGGAGCACCCTTCTTAAAATATAAGAAGGATTGAGATTTACACATACAACTTGGCACAGACCCACGAGTTCTATAATAGTTCCTTAACCTTTTCACATATTTAAAATATGAGGAAGGACCAAAGCTAAACTGACTCCAACCCTTCGGAAGGGGAGGACATACAGGTAATTCCTGATCAGTAATATAGCTAAAAATAGAACAAGAGATTGCTTTTGCCACAGACTCAGCCTGACCTGACTTATACAAGTTAAACCACTCAATTATGAGACGGAAATATTGTAAGTCAGACAGTGCAACAGCTAAACCAGCTGTAGAGTAAGCAAGTCGGATCCGTTCAACCAATAAAATGGAAGAATAGGAGGCGGCCTGCTCAGGATGGAGATAATCAGTACCAGATTTGTTCAACTTCAAGAACTTACGGTCTGAATCTCCACGCGATCCAAAATACATAACATCAGACAAGTGATCGCAAACTTGTCGAAGGGGAGTTAAGAGAACCTTAGTCTCTCCAGCCAAGGTAGTTATAGAATTAGCGAAATCAGCAAATTGTTGCTTACTAAATCGATATAACATATCTATGATATTAGGTCTCAAAAGATCTTC